GTGGCTGGGGCCGCGCGTTTCGCCGTGCAATTGGAAACTGGTACACATCTCGAGATGTGCATTCACTAGCTTATCAGGCTGTGAAGTACCAGTCGCGTGATGGTTGGTCGAATCGAGATCTGATACGACTGAGCCACCCAACCGCAAAGGACGATTCGTTCGATGCAGTTTTCCGTTGGATGGTTTCGGGAGTCGATGGTCTAAAGGCCGGCAATCACGTTCGTGGCCCGAGAGGCTCTGAAGTAAAGACTTCACGCAAGGATGTAAGTGGTGATCTTCCATTGATAATCCAGGCTTTTGAGGAAGCAAAAACAGCAAGCGAACAGCGTGTGATTGAACTAATCATGTCAAGTAACTTGCCTCGTGAAGCAATTCCAACAAACCTGCTGACATCAGCAAAGGTGTGGGAAGCTTTATTGCAGAAGATGCCTATGACGGCCCTAGTGCGCAACTTGGCGACTATGACCCGTGTTGGTCTTTTGACTAACGGCTCAAACGCCGAGAAGCAAATTCTGGATAAACTTTCTGATGATGATGCAATTCGAAATGCTAGATTGCATCCTATGAATATCCTTATGGCACTGAAGACGTACGACGCAGGTCGTGGTGTAATGGGAACAAATTCATGGACTCCTAACCGCAACATCGTAGATGCACTGGATGATGCATTCTACAAGAGTTTCAAACATGTCACACCGACAGGTAAAAAGACTCTGCTTGCGCTGGACGTATCAGGAAGTATGAACTTCCAGAACATCTCCGGACTCGTAGGAATAACGCCGCGTGTAGCAAGTGCTGCAATGGCTCTAATCACTGCAAATGTTGAACCCGATCATACGATGATTGGTTTCACAAGCGGTGGTTGGCAGGCTTCGGGTAGCAATCGCTATCATGGATCTTCGGTTCGCGAAATAGAAATTGATCCTAAGGCAAAACTTCTTGATGTGATTAAGCAAGTGAGTGAATTGCCATTCTCCTCAACAGACTGTGCGCTGCCGATGCTTTGGGCATCCGCGCATGGTGGAGAATACGAAAACTTCTCAGTCTATACGGATAACGAAACTTACTATGGTGCCGTTCATCCATCTACAGCACTGAAGCAGTATCGTCTGGATCATAATATTCCGGCAAAGCTTGCTGTCTTTGGAATGACTGCTACGAAGTTCTCTATTGCTGATCCCGCAGACAGTGGTATGATGGACTTTGCAGGATTCGATAGCGCAGCACCGGAACTAGCTTCGCAGTTTTTCTCCAAGTAAACGAGCGCACACCAAACCAGAGGGCGGGGATTGATTCACCCGCCCTCTTTCTATGAGTGGTTATTGGTTAACCGCGCACATAACTTTTTTGAGCTCTTTTGGTAAATATCTGAAATGTTTCTAAAAGGAGACTCATATGGCAGAAACCCTTTCTAAATTTGGCGTTCCCCTCGGTGGTGGCGCAGGTCGTGGTGGTCTTTTACAGCTAAAGTATAAGTATCGCTTCCGCGTCCGCGTTGTCAACTTTGGACCAATTGCTGGTGGTATTGAATTGACCCAGCAGGTTCAGAGTGTTGGGAAACCATCTATCTCGCAGGCTCCGCAAGAGGTCCACTCATATAACTCCACCGGGTACTACCCAGGTAAGCATGAGTGGCAGTCAGTTCAGCTTGTATGTAAGGATGACATCACGAACAGCGTAAGCCGTCTCGTTGGTCACCAGATGCAGAAGCAGTTGAACCACTTTGAACAGACTGGTTTTACTGCTGGTATCAACTTCAAGTTCGTAATGATGATCGAAATCATGGACGGTGGTAACGACGGCGTTCTCGAAACTTGGACCCTTGAGGGTTGCTTCCTAGAGAATGTTGATTACTCTGAACTAGCTTACGACGATAGCGGGTTCCAGACAATTACAATGACAATTCGTTACGATAACGCAACTCAGGGCGATGGTCTAATGACCAACTTGCCAGAGATGATCCCTGGTTCACGTCTATAAGAGGTATCCTCTATGGCTATTATGCTTAGGGATAGTCGAACTGCAAGCCATAATTTCCGTCTCAACAATAATAGTTGGGACGGAATTCCAAAGCCGAAGTTTCTCTATTACGTGCGATTTCTTCGCTCTAATCCAGGATCCACAAATAATGGTTCATCTGAGGGAGACTGGGCCAAGGGTATTGGAATTCTTGCAAAGAGTATCGATCGTCCAAAAATCCAATTTGATACAGATGTTGTAAATCAATACAACAAGAAACGCATCATTCAGAAGCGTGTCGAATACGAACCAATTGGATTTACATTCCATGACACTGTTGATAACCGAGTATTCCACATGTTCGAGGACTACTTCCGTTATTATTATGGTGATCCGCGTAATACTAGCGCAGCCGATTGGTCATGGGATATCACAGCTCAACAAATGCAAACTGGTCAAGCCGGGGCATGGGGGTTCATCCCACCTATCGACGGAACCAACAATACGTATTTCTTTTCCCACATAGAATTCTATTACATCTATGGGGGTAAGTATTCTCGTTATGATATTGTTAACCCTAAAATCAAGAGCTTCCGACCATCAAGTATGGAATACGAAAGCAATAGTGGTGCAGAAATTCAAATGGACTTCGAGTATGAAGGCATTGTGTACCAGGGTAACAATTTTGATCTTGCAAGTCAATCCGGACTACTAACGGAGATGGGACTTGCAAGTAGTGGGTTCTATGAACCACGCACCAATAGTGGCACTGTCATTATGGAAAGCAGTTCATATAATTCTCGTTTAGGCGAAGATCCATACTTCTTTGGTGGTGATTTGTTTGGAACAGATTTGCTTAACCAAGCAACAGGATCCACAAGTAGTACCAGATCATCTGTAGTTATTGAACAGAACTCATCCTTCAACAGTGTTGTTACTGGCTACCTAAGTCGCGAAACACAAGGAACGACCGATGAGACTTTCGGTGGACCAACCATCGGAGATAACATTGCGAAACGCATGGTTAAAGGAATGAAGTAATGGCAAAATATCATCAGGACGTATTCAACCCAAAACATCCTAGCAAATATGTCGGTACCTTTCCAATTGTGTATCGTAGTGCATGGGAACTAACGTTCATGAACGTATGTGACCAGCACCCATCTATTATTCAGTGGGCGTCTGAGAGTATCCAAATTCCGTATCAGCATCCAGTTACAGGGAAATGGCATCGATATATTCCTGATTTTCTCGTCTTGTATGAGGATAAGAATGGTAAACGTCATGGCGAACTCATAGAGATTAAGCCGATGAGTCAAACAATTGTTGAAGCTGCTCGTACTCGTAAGGATAAAGAAGCAGTTCTGATTAATACTGCAAAATGGCAGGCAGCTGAAAAATTTTGCGCTTCAAAGCAATTGAAATTCCGCATCATGACCGAGTATGACTTGTACCAGAAAGCACCGCGAGGCAGCCCACGTAGATAATAAATAACATGCAATTTAATGTTATTGTGGGTTTAATATGACAAAGAAAATTGAGGAAACTCTTAATCTGCCTAGCCTAGAAGAAATTCTAGGTGATGATGCTGTTAGTCCAGAGACCGAGGAAATGCTCGATCAAATCGCTAATGGTTTGGCTTACTCGGATAATGAAGTAGAGCGCTCCCTTATTGATCCTGATGGTTCTCGAGAACATGCACAGGAAATGGATGAGATCCATAATACTGCAATGCGAGCCCACAAAGACCTCCTAGATATGGCCTTTAACATGGAGCCTAAGAATGCAGGCTCCATTATTGAACCAGCCGCCCGTATGCTGGAAATCGCGTTAAAGGCATCCCAAAATAAAACCGACGCCCGAATGAAGTCCATTAAGTTGAAAATGGATAAAGAGAAACACGATAACGATTTGAAGAAAAATCAAACCGAAGGTGTAATCGAGGGTGAGGTTCCCGTTCAATCCGAATCCGGATATATGGCAGATCGAAATGCTGTTTTGAAAGCTCTTAAAGAGAAACAAAGCAAGCCTTAACACCTCTGAAAAAATAAGATTAATCAATAACATGCTTGGGCGTGTCAATATAATTTGTCTGAATTTTTGCTGATAAAATAATTGAATATTTCTTCCAAAACCTAGTAAAGTACACAAATAACGGTACATCACCGGACTAAATATTCTACCTTTAGAACATAATAATAAGAAGACGAGAAAGAGAAGAATATGCTTTTCGAAGAACAAATCGCGCGTAAGCCGAACCTCTACCCATGGACTCAGACATTCATCGATAAAATTTGGGCTGGTTTCTGGACCCCAAATGAATTTGATTTCAAGTCCGATTATCATCAGTTTAAGAAAGAAATGCCCGAAGAAGAAAAGCGTATCATCGTTAAGACTCTTTCTGCGATCGGACAGGTTGAAATCGCTGTAAAGCGTTTCTGGGCTAACCTAGGTGATAACTTGCCACACCCATCCATGTATGATTTGGGTTACGCAATGGCAAATACAGAAGTAATTCACAACCAGGCATATGAGAAGCTCCTGGATGTTCTTAAGCTTGGTAAAGCTTTTGAAGAAAATCTCAACGAACCAGTAGTTAAGGGTCGCGTTGAATATCTCCGCAAATATTTGAATAAGGTATATGGTGAAGATCATCGTAAGCAGTACATTTACTCGATTATCCTATTCACATTGTTTGTTGAAAATGTAAGCTTGTT